CGGTTTGGCTGTTCTGAATTTCAGCAATACTGTAGGATTCGGGGTCAAGAATGTGACCCGCCACCTGCTGCCCTTCCATGCCATGCGGCACTTTTTTCACTTCCCCGGTCATGCTGCTAACCCAAGCATTTTATTGACCTCTTCAACACGCAGCGCAGGGACAGCCGCGCCCGGCGCGGCGGTCAAATAGTTTTTGTAAAATTCAATCCCCTCTGGCCACGCTTTTTGCAGGGCCTTCACGCTGCCAACGCTTTCAAGCATACGCAGCAAGGCGCGATAGGCCGCTTCATACTGCTCCCTAAAATCTTTAAGGGCATTGGCGTGAGCTTGGCCGCGCTCAGCAAGGTCGCCTGTCACAGCAGCCAGCCTTGCACAGTGCGTTGAGTATGGCACCGGCACAGCTGGTGAAACCGTAAAGCGCAAGTCATAGCCGCCGCAGTTAAAGCGCAGGCACCCATCCATGCGCAGCCAGCCGTCAGGTATTTTTTTGAGCTGCTTTTGAATATCAGCGGGAAAAGTGGCGTTGTACATTTCCATGCCGAGCTTGTGCTCTTCAACCTTCAGGGCATCATGGCGGGGCTTAAACTGTGTTTCCACTGCCTTACGCGCAATCGATTCGCGCAGGTCTTTGGTCAGTCTTGTCATAGGCTTTCTCCTTGTGGGGTTATTCCGCGCAGGGCGGGGTGAGGTTGTTTTGACGCGCCCAATTATTCATGGCCGCGCCGTAGTGCTTACACATGGCCGCAGTGTTGGCCTCTTGCCGGGCAATTTCCCGGTCAATTCCTGTGAGCAGCGCCCAGCCAAACAGAGCTGAAAGCGCCAGCACACAGAAAATCTTAATCACCGTTGTCATTGTCTTCAGCCTCCAGAGTTTCAATCTTTTCTGTAATTGAGGTCTTGAAGTCGTACAGCATATGCAGCACGTCAACACGGTTGAGTGAGCTGACCCAATCAAAAATGAGCTGGGTAAACTCGTCTGTTTTTTCCTGCAGGTCGCGCAGGCCGTCAAGGTCGTCAGGCGTCAGCATCTGTGGTTGCCTCCGCCAAAACGTCATTGCCCTTTGTGATTTGCACCGTTATGCCGTCAGCCGTGATATGCACGTCCACCTGCTGCCCGTGGGCGGCAACAAAGACGCGGCCATCGTCAACGGCGACTCGGCACTCTGTGCCGTCTTGTGTAGTAAAAGCTCTTTCCATTTGCGACTCCTTGTGGGTTGTCTGTACTCACCTTGTACTATATCACCTCAGCCCGATCAAGAGAAATAATTTCTATGTGCACATGAGGGTTTGACGGCGCCAGTTTTCCCCAGCGCACCCGGCCATCCACAATGAAATTATCATCAAGCAAAAAGCCGCACTCAACCAGCAGGTCGGTCAGCAGCTTTTCAAAATTGAACACGTCCCGAATCCCATCATCGGGAAAGTGAAAGGTGTAAGTGACGGCATAGGCCACGTCAGGGTAATCAGCCTTGAGCGCGGCCAGCCTCATGCCGGGGCGGCCACCCAGCTGGCAGCGGCTTGTCATGTAATTGCGCCGGGCCAGCACGTTGTGGTCGCATATCTGGCGGTAATCTTTTATGAAGGGCGCGGCAAAATGGCGGGCGCGTGCATACCAGTCTTTGGCCTCAACGGTCTTGACCCTGCCCCCCTTCTTTGTCTTGTTTGCATACGCCTTATTGAGGCTCACCGGCAACGGCAAGCAGAGCGTCATTGTGTGCATTATTCCCCCTCATGTTCTGCATACGCGGCATTGCATCTGCCCAAAAAGGTCATGCTGGCGATTCGTGCGGGGCGGTATGCGCCCCTTTTCAAACTCTGCCCGCAGGTCTTTAAGGGCGGCAGGCCACGTGTCACGGCCCGCGCTGCGGAAAGTATAGCCTGTTTTTCCCTCAAGCGCCTCACCCTCTGCGTACATTTCTGGGTGCTCTTTCCACAAAACCCACCACTCGCCCAATGTCTGGTAAAAACACAGGGCGCAATCAGTGCGCTCAGGAATATTTACGCCATTGCGATCAAGGCAGGCCATGACCTCGCCAATGCCCCAGCCCCAATCCCTCATTGGGAAACGGCTTTCAATGCCCGGCACAAGGCTGTAGTCACCGCCCTCGCGCTCAGGCTCATCAGCACGCAGGCCAACGTAGCTGACAATGGAATCGTATGTTTTGCTCTGCTGCATCAGCCAAGCGGCATATGGCTCAATTTTGAGCATACGGGTGCACCATCGCATACGCCAGTTTGGCAGACAATTCTGCTTTTCAATAAGCCCAGACAGAGTGCCGCCCATGATCGGTATAAAAACCCCGCCGAGCCTTTCTTTCAACATGGCCCAATGCTTGAACATTGTGGGCAGCTCATTGCCGGTTGGCGTGCAGACGTAGGTGAAAATTATTTCCGGGTGACGTTGCCGCAGCTCAAGAGCCATGGCTGTGCTGTCTTTGCCGCCACTGAGGGCAACAACGTGCAATGTTTTCATGGCGCTTTTCCTTTCGTATAGCTGGCACACCACGCAATGAAGGCCTTGGCAGGGTACTTGGGCCGCCCGCGCTCTGCGCTGCCCTCATCATACACCCGCATGAGGTGGTATAGATCCCAGCCAGGCGCAGCCCGCTTTGCTGCTGCCCTGTCATCGTCTGTCAGGAATGGCTCAATCTTGAAGTTTGCACCCGGCGCGTTAGCGCCGCCCCCTTCCCCAAAACCCGAATTAAAACCCCCACGCGGCGCAGCCGCGCCCCCCTTGGGGGGTAGGGGGGATTTATTCTTTGTCTTGGTCTGGGTCTGTCGGGCATTGCTTGAGCATTGCTTATCCAGCCCTTTGAGCCTGTTTTCACGGCCAACGCGCACGCGGGTTTCATGTTTTTCTGTTTGTTCTGCAAGGATTTTTTCGCATTTGTCATTGATATAAAAACCGTCTTTGCCCAGCGTAAAAAAGAACCCAAGCACCGAATCCACGGCGTCCTGCTCTGCCTTTCCACTGGCCCCGCATATGCGGTATATGCGCGAATGGTCAGGCATCAGCTGAGCATTGCTTGAAGCATTGCTTACCTGCGGCAGCCCGCCTGTGGAATAGTAATAATCCAGCAGCAAATTATACGCACCGTGCTCAGTCATGCTGAGGTGCTTGGTGTCACGGGCGTATTTGCCCATGTCACGCGGATACCATGGTAATGTCATTTTGATTGCCCCCTCAGAGTGTTACGCGCCCAGACGCTTCAAATCATTTTCCATTGCCTCAATGCTTTCCGGCGTGGGCGTCTTTGTGCCGGTGAGCCATTCGCTCAGCTGGCTTTGCGACCTGCCGGTTTCATCACAGAATTTTTCCATGGTGCCGCAGGCCTTGATTGCCCGCCAGCGCCAAGACTGTACCTTTTTAGGCACAGGTTTTTTCACAGACTTGTCCATAAACTTACTCACTCCTTTGGCTAAATAATTTCTCTTGCCTGTATAAATCATTTATACTATATCATTGAGAAGGTCAACCCCACAAGGAGACAGCAATGCAACAAAGACCACCACGCCCGGCAGCATATTGCCTGCCAGCGTTTATTGAACTGAAGCCCGTGAAAATGCCCATGCGCAAGCCATACTGGTCATTGAAAACTGACCGCGTTGGCGTCTGTGTGTGCAACACAAAGGCGCAGGCTTATGCCATGCTTGAACGCCGACTCGCACGCGCCGCCATGACAGACGACCAGCTTTATGAAGAGCTTTACCGCAGCTGCGGCGGCGTGCTGGTCAATAGCTGGGCATACCACAAGCGCAAGGACGGCACCTACACCGCCAATGATGATAAGCACGAATGGCACCACGCCGATGAGGTTGAAATGCTTTTCTGGCTGGCAGACCAACGCAAAAACAAGGAGGCCGCATAATGGCTATTATTCCCATCGATCAACAAAAAGACCCGGCAGGCTGGCACGCGCTGCGCCGCAAGCATATTGGCGCATCAGACGTGGCCGCGCTCTTTGGCTGTGGCAATTCCTATACTCCCACGCTCAATGAGCTGTACCATGACAAGCGCGGAAACCTGCCACCCGAATCGGGCCGCAACCTGCTTGCCATGCTGGGCAAGGCCATGGAGCCGGTGGTGGCCTACATTGTGACGGACGTGCATAACTGGAAACTTGAGCCGTGCCAGTTTTACCATGAGCACCCTGAGCACCCGGCGCTGGGCTGTACCCTTGATTATTACATTGTGGAATCCGAACACGGCCCCGGCATCATGGAAATTAAAAACGTGCAGCAGTGGACGCCTGGCTGGACGCAGTACCGGGCGCCAGACCACATTGAGCTGCAGGTGCAGCACCAGTTTCTGGTGACAAACGCGGCGCGAATCGCTGAGGGCCTCAAGCCTTTTACGTGGGGCTGCATTGCCTCAATGCACGCGGGCAACCCTGAAGATATACGCATCATGCTGCGCAAGCCCGACCCCAAGGTGCACGCGCATATCATTGAGCGCACCAGCCGCTTTATGGCTGACGTGGCGGCGGGCAAGGAGCCGCCTATTCTGGGCAGTGAAGACTATGATCATATCAATGGGCTGTTCAAATTCGCAGAGGAAGAGCCAGACCCAGACCCGCTTGACCGGCGCGGTGACGCCATCCTTGACAATCACATTGCTGAATTTCTTGAAGCGCAGGGGGCCAAAGCGCACGCTGAGTATAAATACAAAGAGGCCAAGACCCGAATCCTGCACGCCATGCTGAAAGAGGTGCCGCAGGGCGGCATGGTGTGGAAACGGTACAGCGCCCGCACTGACAATTACAGCCTGCGTATTCAGAAAAACGGCGCGTTGAAAATACAGCCTATTGACTGATACGCACAAACTGAGTACAACACTAAGTACAAGCAACCCACACAAGGAGCTTTATATGCCACAAAAACACACGGCCCCAAGGGCCATTTGCACTGCAAAAATCGCAACAATTCACAACGGCCAGCGCATTGTGCGCCAGTACGAATCCAATGAAAGGCCGATCGGCACCATTGCTGACAATGACGCCCCGCCCTTCACTGGCTATGTGCGCGGCTGGTTTGGAAAGAAAGGGTCAAAACAATGAGCAATGTTACCGTCTTTACAGAAAGCCTGAACCGGCACAAAACCGCCCTTGAAAAATTCAAGCCTGAGTTTGCCAAGGTGCTACCGCCGCACGTGACGCCAGACCGAATCGTCCGCAGCGTCATAAACGCCCTCAGCGCCAATGAATACCTGTGCACCAATGCCACGCCCACCAGTGTGCTGCAGGCCGCCATGACTGCAGCCGTGCTGGGGCTGGACGTTGATAACGTCACGGGCCAAGGGCACATTGTGCCATTCAAGGGCAAGGCTCAATTCATTCCCGGTTACAAGGGCTATATCACGCTGGCCGCCAATGCCGGGTTTTTGGTGGGCGGTGACGTGGTGCGGGAAAAAGACCACTTCAGGTATGGGCGCGGTCTGCAGCCATTCCTTGAGCACGTGCCCGCACCGGGCGGCCCCACTGACCGAGGCGCTATCAAATACGCCTACGCCACGGCACGCAGCAACAACCTGCCCAGCGATTTCAGGGTGCTGCACGCTGAGCAGGTCAACGCCATACGTGACAAGTCAGAGGGGTACAAAGCCTTTCTGTCTGGCAAGCGCAAGGACTCGCCGTGGGATTCTCACTATGAAGCCATGGCCATCAAGACCGCCATACGTGCGCTGGCGCCAGAGCTGCCCCTGAACGTGCAGCGGGCTGCTGCCATTGAGGGTGAGTTTGAGCGCGGCAACGTGGCCCACCTCACGGAAAACGGCAATGTGCGCCTTGACGTGATTGACCAGAACCCGGACGCAGGCAACACCAATGAGCAGCCGGATCTGGTTGCTGGTCTTGGCCTTGAAGAAAGGCCGCAGACGGTGTGCGGGCGGTGCGGTGGCCGTGGCCTCATTGAGGACGCTGACGGCAAAGCACCCTGCCCTGATTGTCAATAATTAACCAACCCCCACAAGGAGAAAACCACCATGAGCACTGAACTTGTAGTCCTGCAGAATATCACACCGCTGCAGGTATTTTCTGACCAGCAGACGGCGGACGCCCTGTTTGAAAAAATCAAAGCAGAGGCCGCCACCTGCGGCACGGACGTCAGCACTGAAGAGGGCCGCGCAGCCATTAAATCAATGGCGTACAAGATTGCCCGCAGCAAGACCGCACTCGATGAAATGGGCAAGGGTCTGACAGAGCAGGCCCGCAAACAAATTGAGCTGGTCAACGCTGAGCGCAACCGCCTGAAAGAGAAAATGCAGGCCTTGCAGGATGACGTGCGCCGCCCCCTTACGGAATATGAAGGGCGGGAAAAGCAGCGCGTTGAAGAGCGTGAGGCCCGCATTGCTGAAATGTCTGGCTTGCTGGTCATGTTGACCAATGGCCCACACGCTGAAGTGGTCGACCTTGAGGCGCGTATCACAAAACTGGCGCAGCTGGCACAGTTTGACTGGCAGGAATTTTCTGACCGCGCTGCAAAGATGGAGGCTGAAGTGCGCCGCCAGCTGACAGAGCGCCTTGAGGCCCGGCAGAAACATGACGCTGAGCAGGCTGAGCTGGCCCGCCTGCGTGCAGCTGAGGAAGAGCGCCAACGCAAAGAGCGTGAGGAAAAAATCGCAGCTGAAGCCGCCGCAAAAGCCAAGGCAGACGCCGAGGCAAAGGCTGCTGAAGAAGCGCGACTTGCACAGGAAAAAGCTGATCGTGAAAAGGCAGAGATTGAGGCCCAGAAAAAAGCAGAGGCTGACCGTGCCGCAGCTGCTGAAGCCGCCGCCCAAAAGGCAGAGGAAGACCGAATCGCGGCGGAGCAGAAAGCTGCAGCTGATAAAAAAGCTGCTGAGGAAAAGCACGCCGCTGACCTGAAAGCCGCTGAAGAGAAGGCAGCCAAAGACGCTGAAGCCGCCGCACAGGCAGAGCGTGACCGGCAGGCTGCTGAGAAAAAGGCTGAAGAGGACGCCGCCGCCAAGCGGGCAGCTGACATTGAGCACAAGCGGAAAGTGAATAATGAAGCTGTGCAGGCGCTCATAAAGCACGCCGCCCTTGACGAAACGCAGGCGCGGGCCGTGATTGCCACTATTGCCAGCGGGCAAGTGCCAAACGTCAGCATAAAATATTAACCACTGGACAGAGTGCGCCCGCGTGCGTACTCTGTACCCACCACAAGCACCAACCACAAGGAGTGAGCATCATGAAAATTGTATCAATCACCACCGGCGTTGACCCTCAGGTCGGCCTTATTCTGTTTGGCCTGGGCGATGACAATATGGTTTACCGCTGGGACGCCAAGCTGGGCGGCTGGCAGAAAAACTGGTTTGAGCAAAAGCCGCTTATGGCGGCCAATGCGCCTGAGCGGGAACGCGCCGCCGCTGCCCGCAAGTCTGCAGCAAAGCGCAAAAAATGAGCGAACCGCGCACGCCATTTCACGTAAAATGTGGGGCCTGTCAGCACGTCTGGCAGGCCGCCATGCTGCCAATGCCGCTGGCACGCATGGCCTCCCTGCTCAAGGGGCTGCATTGCCCAGACTGCGGCGCCGACTCCAAGCAAATTTACGCTGACCAAGGAGGCAGCAAAAATGAACCAACCCGCACCACAACAACCTGAGAAACAAGGCAAATTTGAACCGCTCACAGCAGACCAGCTGACGCCTGAGCACATGGAAGAGGCCCTTGCCACGGCCCGCCGCTATGACAGAAACTTTGCCAACAAGGAAGGCACTGACGCCATACCCGTACCGGCACGCACCTGCCGCCTGCTGGGTCTGGCGCTCATTAACCTGCACAACCGCGTAAACGGGGCAGCAGCAGCGCCAAAGGCTGAGAAAGGGTACTTTGCCAGCACGGCTGCGCCAAAAGCGCCAGCGGCCAAGAAAACGGCCAAGGCGCCTGCAAAGAAGACCGGGGCGAGCGCCGCGCAGAAAAAGCCAGCGCCGCGCACCGGGAAAAAGAAAGCTGAGTCCGGGCCGCCCATGACGGCTGAGCAGCGCAAAGCCTATGACATAATTGCAGACCTGCTGGGCAACAAGCAGGTTGTCACGACCCGCCTTGTGGCAGAGCGCGGCGGCTGGGCCAGCCATAACACAGGCGCCCGCCATATCAAGAGCCTTGTCGACCTTGGCTATCTGAAGCGCGTGGGCAAGCAGCAGGTGCTTGCGCTTACGGGCCTTCAGCCGTAACATTACAGGGCACGCCTTGTGGTGGTGCCTTGTGGGGCAGGGCGGTCTGGCAACGGGCCGCCCTGCTTGTTTCACGTGAAACATATTTGCCACACTGTGGCTTTTCTGCAACGGGGTCGAAACAGGATTGACAGGGGCCTAACCGGCCAGCTGGACGCGGGGGCAGTGCCCGCCGACTCCACCATATTGCCGCCCCCGGCAAAAAGGTGTTATGCTGGGGCAACCGCAAACGATAACCAGCCGGGCATGGCCCAGCACCCCCTGCAGCGCCTCGCGGCCTAACGGGTAAACGGATAAGAAAAAGGCCCCATTGCTGGGGCCTTTTTCATGCCATTCCACAAACGGGGTTAGGCGGCAGCAGCCGCCTTGTCACCCGCCTCCGCTTGGGCTTCAGCAGATTTCTCAGGGTTTTCCTGTGCAGCGTCAGTGCCTTCAGCAACCGGCGTGCCTTGGCTGTCACCGGCAAGGGATTCGCTGTTGTCTTCAGCTGGTGCCGGATCTGCGGCGGGCTGCGCCTCACTTTCAGCTTGGGTGCCGGTTTCTTCCTGCGTGCCTGCGTCAGCTTCGGGCTGGGTAGCTTCGCCGGTATTCTCTTGAGCGCCTGATTGCGCCGAGTCCGGGTTTCCCTCAGTGCCGCCAGCTGCGGCCTCAAGGCCTGGCTGTGTGACAGGCTGGGCTGCCGCCTCTGCGATTGCGGCTTCTTCCTGCTTTTGGTTTTTGAAGGCAATAAAATATTCTTCCGTCACTTCACGGACGCTGAAGCCTTCCCAGCCACGGCCACGGGCGGCGGCGTCAATAACTTTGGCGGCGCCTTCATAGTTGGGCGATTGCGTGCTGGCAACGTCAAGCGTTTCGCCGTCTTTTACGATTTCAATAAAGTATGTTTTCATGGTGGACTCCTTGTGAGTTGTTGAGGTGGTTGCGGTGGCCGGAATCGAACCGGCTGCCTGCAGATTATGAAGCTGCCGAGCTGCCAATGCTCTACACCGCACGCACATGGTACGCACTGCGCACGCTCAGGGCAAGAGGCCTTTTTCTTTTTTCAGCAACCTGCGCACGCGGGCCAGATTGTCTGCGCACGAATCCCCAGCCAAGAAAGTCTGGGTCAGTGCGGCGCCTGCGTCTGCTTGGGTTGCCGCGTCTGCCGGGGTATATGAGGGGGGCCAATCGCATGAGAGCAGGCTATCTGGCACCACCGGCCCGCTCTTTGGCAAGCCGTTGCACGCGCTCATACTCAGTACGCAGCACAGGAGCCATAGGCCCATCGCCGCCCTGCCTGCCAGCCGCCACTGCGGCAGCTGATTCGGCAGCAATATTGGTGTTGGTTTTTTCATAGGTCGCCTTTCCTTCAAGCTCACGCGCTGCGTTTTCGTACTCAGTCACCACCGTCTGCAGCAGTTTGTTTTCTGCCTTCAGCTCCTTGACCTTGTCCCGCTTCATATCAAGCTGCCACGCCAAGAAGGCAATGAGGCCAGCTGAGGCCAGAATTGTCACAAGCGTGCGGTTATTCCACACCCATACCAGAGCGCCAAAGCCCGGTATTTTTTCAAGAAAGCGCATCATTTCCGGCCTCTTCTTTCTTTGCGGCCTGCGCCCGTTGCGCGGCCCACAGATACGCGCCAATCGGCCCGGCTGCAAGCGTGCCAATATATATTAGCAGTTTATCAAGAATGGACTCCGGCAGACCAAAGGCCAGATTGTAAAGCACCAGCAGGTTGGGCCAGACCACAAGAGCGTAAACGGACGTGACCCATGCCAGTGCGCGGCGCACCTTCAGCGGGTCATTGCCGTCAGGCGTGGGCGCCAGCTTCATTTTCATTGCATCCTCCCCGCCGCGTCAAGCCGCAGCCATGCTTTGTAATCATACACCGGGCAGGTCTTTGCGGAAACCTCACAGTGGCCGTGAAAGCTCAGGCCGCCCTTATACAGGCGGTTGAGCTGGTGGCAGAGCGCATACAGGCTGGCACGCTGCTCTGGCGTAAACTTGTCTTTCTCAAGACCGTGGCAGCAGATTGCAATGCTGCCGGTGTTGTGGCCTGCCTGCGCTGCTGGCACCTTTTCAAGACTGCGGCCCTCACAGATTGTGCCGTCTTTCTGTATAAAAAAATGGTAGCCAATTTCTTTAAAGCCGCGCTCAAGGTGCCACTGCTCCATAACAAGCGGGTAATCATGCTCAGGCCTGTCAGACGCTGAGCAGTGCAGGAATACGCACCAGACCCTGCGGGCGGGTTTCTTCAGCTTGGCAAGGTCAACGGCGTCAAACTTCATGGTTTCCTCAGCTGCTCACGCACCTCGCGCAGCATTTCAGTCTGGTATTTTTGGCCCTCTTGAATCCGCGCAAGGTTTTCATTCACATTGCTCTGCGCAATAGCCAGCTGGTTGACGCTGGCAGATATTTGCACGATTTTCTGCTCATGCTGGCTGACGGTTGCGTCCAGCCGCGCCGCCCACCATACAGAGCCGCAGGCGTTGCAAAGCAGCGCAAAGATAAGCCCCAATGTGACTTTTCTATCCAAGTGCCAGTCCTGTTTTTCTGCCATTTACAAACATCCCCACAATACTGCGCCAGTCAAAAGCTCACCACCCTCCGTGCGGGTGGCGCCGAATTTGGCCACAGCATACGCAGGGCCTTTAAGGGCGCCGGAAAGCGCCAATAATGGGTCGTGCGTGGCAATGCCTGCGGGCAGGGTCACAGCCAACCCCGTGATTGAAAGCAGTGCCATGTCATACCAGTACAGAGGTACATAAGGCTTAAGCCAGCCGATTAAAAATTCCAGGCGCTCAGGCTCACCTTTGTCAGTTTCACCCACGTCCATGCCGCGCCCGTGGCCAGTCAGCACACCCAGCGTGCTCAGTACCCAGACCACAAGCGCTGGGGCCAGCGCCCACCAACCCAGCATGGCAGACCAGAAAAGCCCTGTCACAATCGCATATGGCAGGGCAAACACCGCTTGATTAAATGGGCGTGGGAAAAGGTGCTTGTGCGGGTGGGCCATGCCGCGCCAGCGGTACAGCAAAGCCCCTGTGATAATGAGAAAAGCATCCATTTAATTCACCTTGCGGACTATTACATTTGCGTAAATCTCTGTGCCCCAGCTTGTAGCACCGCCAAACCCATCCGAGGCCTTAGTTACTGAGCACCTATGTTGCAGCTCAAATGTTTTTGTAGCGGCTATAGTAAAGCGACCAAAAACAAAAGAGCGGCTTGTCGCATAACCACCATTTGCTGAAACTTCGTTTGTTCCTGTTAGTGTGACGGCGGCGTCCGTTATATTGTAAAGTCTGCATTGGTGAAGCGTGACGGAATAAGCTGGCGCGCTTGCCTCAATCTCATAAGTGCCAGCTGGCAGAGTGAATTGATTTGAAGAGAGAGTCGACCCGATTTCATCTGTGACCTCAGTATTTAAAGTCCTTGTTTGCCAAGCGCCTGAGGTAAAAGTACCGGCGCTTGTGCCCGATGATTTTTGATCTTGCAAATGCAGAATTTTCATCCGCTCATCAACATAAGCTTTGACAGATTGCTGTGACGGCAAGGCGGTGGCGCTGTTTGACACCATGTCGTCCTCGTCTTTAAAATCAAGCTGCCCAAACGTGTCAGTGCCTGTTGAATACGGGATCTTGTTGGCGCCAGTAGCCAGGCCAGCCAACGCGGCCAGAGTAGCATCGTAGGCCTGCACGTTGGTGCCAATGACAAGCCCCAAGTCTGTGCGCGTCTGCGCCGCTGTGCGGTTTTGCCAAGCAGTGCCGCTGTAGCGCATCATGTCACCGGCTGCCAGACCGGCAAAAGAAACGTCAGAAAGGCCGGAAAGGGCGCCAGCAATAGATTGCCAGACCGCTGCCCCAAGAGCCGGGTCGGCACAGAAATAAATTGTATTGGTGCTGGTGTTGACCCACAAGCTGCCCTCGCTGTAGCCGTCTGCGCTGTCATCCCCCACGCCGGGGTTGGTGGTGGCTGTGCGGTTGGCTTTGGGTATGTTGTTTGCTGCCGCCGTCACGTCTGCGGCAATACCAGCAACCGTGCTGATCGCTGCGGCAATACCCGCCACGGTGGTTACATCACTATCAATGGCGGCCACGGCGGTTACATCGCTATCAATAGCGGCAACCAGCGGCACGCTTGCGGCGATACCGGCAACGGTGGTTACGTCAGAATCGATTGCGGCCACGGCGCTGACCGCCGTATCAATGGCGGCCACGGCGCTCACTGCTGCAGAGATTGCGGCCACGGCGCTCACGTCTGTGGAAATACCGGCAACCGTGGTGACATTGGCAGAAATACCGGCCACGGTTGTGACGTTGGCGCTTATGCCAGCCACTGTGGTCACATTGCCAGCTATCCCGGCCACTGTGGTCACATTTGCTGAAATTCCCGCCACCGTATTCACGTTGGCAATGTTTGTGGCAACGGTGTTGACGCTGGCAATGTTGGCCGCCACGATTGCGGCGTTGCCCTCAAGCACAGCAATGCTGCTGGCGGTGTTGCGGAAATTACCCAGCACGCCATCCCAGACAATGCCATAACCATCTTGCGGGTCGTCAGTGAAAGTGACAGACGCCACCAGCGAGTCCACCTTCAGCCGGGCCGCTTTGTCAACGTCACGGCGCAGCTGCTGGGTCACGCGGGTCAGGCGGTCAAGGTTGGTGTTGAGGGTTTGGGCAAAGAAGTCGCCGCCCTGCTGAAAGTCAGAGCTGCGGGTTTCGCCAATGTCTGAAATACAGGTAAACTTGTGTCCCGCCGTGGCGCCGCTGGGGTACTGGCCAACGTCAAGCACAATCTCACCGCCTGCCTGGTCATTCAGCTCACTGTCAGCAATGCTGTAATCAGTGCCGCGCACCAGCAGCGTGATAACCCCGCTCAGGTCTGTCTCATAAAAGGCAATATCGTCTTTCCCGTAAATGAGAAAGTCAAAGTCAATGGTGGTTTCCCCGCCAGTGGCCGTGGTCTGCGTAAAGCCGTCATTGGTTGTTGCGGTCATTCTGGACTCCTATGGAAACGGTTTCTGACGGACAAGGCCTTCACCGCCTGCGTTACCTTGCAGAGGGATCTGCTTGGTGCGCTCTTCGGCAATAGTCTGCCTTAAAACTGGAAATTCGTCCACCAGCTGCTTGCGGATTGCGCGGTCATAATCACCAACAACACTGGTGATATACCCCGCCTGGTCTTCCTTGTTTTTGGCAAGGCCCATGAAAAACACGCGGCTGTATGGCACCTCTTTGTTGACCAGCCGGATAAGGTACTCTTTCATGTTGACGTTTTCATACTGCGGCAGGGTCTTCTCACTGCGCAGCTGCAGGAAACGCTCATAAATCTCAGGGTATTCACGCAGGTCAACGGCAATCTTGCCGCCCGTGAAGTCGCCCGGCACCTCAAAATTTTGCACTTTCTGCGGCATGTTGGGGCCGTCAACGCCGCTGGTCAAAAACCACTCATCCAGTTTCTGGCTGGGCGCGTCTTTGTCAGAGAACATGACCGGGTTAAACGCCTGCATGGCACGCTCACCAAAGGCAGCAGCGCGGCTGTCGGGGTCTGGGTAATAGTTTTTAATCACTTCCCCATACACGTTGTAGCGCTTTGGCACGCTTTCAGACAGACCCGGAATCCGGGCCTTGACCGCATCAAGCATATTGAAAACCTGCTCACGCTCAGGGCTGACCATCTTTTCAATGTCCGCCACCGCGTTGGGCACAAGGCTGCCAGCGTACTGCTGCAGGTATTGTGGGCCGTAGCGTTTGGAATCGCTGAGCACCTGCGTCAGGTCTGAAATGCCGCTCATGGAAGTCTTGCCCACAACCTGGTTGGCAATCGCCGCCACCATGGCCGTGGCCAGCTCGTCAACCTCTTCCTGCGCCTGTATGTCATAGGCCTCATAATTGCCCAAGATTTCAGCCATATCGGCGCTCATGCCAAGCCACGTGGCAAACGGCTCAAAGCGGGCATAGCTGTAATAGGTGTCGTCAATCTTAATGCTGTACGGTTTCCAGCCCGCAGACATAAGGCGGCTGCGGATTTCAGGGTCAACCGGCCCGGCGCCTGTGATTTCACCATTGAGCGCCATATCTGTGCCCAGCATCATGACGCTGGTGCCCATGCCCAGCTTGCTCATGGCGGCGGCGCGGCGCACCCCGCCTGCGGCAAGGTCTTCACGCATCTTGCTGCTGAGCAGGCCAATGGGCGTGCGCTCAAAAGTAAATTTGAAAATATTGAGCGGCGTGCGCACAAACGGCACCACAAACTTGGCGCCGGGGATCTTGTTGATTGCTTTCTGTGCGCCAGCGCCGCCAGCGCCCAGCGCGTTTGTGAATGTGCCATAATTGGCAAATTCCATGGCGTCAGAGCGCATCATAGGCGGCGGGTTGCTCACCACGTCAGCAATATGCTGCGCCGCTTCCTTGCCCTTCAGGCCAAGGCGTTGCGCCTGCCGTGCGCCAAGGGCACGCAGCTGCGCGTTGTAAAGTGTGGTTTTGCCAAACTCGTCACCGGCTGCCAGCGTGCCGCCGACATAGCGGTTAAGGGCGCCGCCGTACCAGTCCAGCGCCTTTGAGAAAATCCCGGCTTTGCCTTCAGGGTCAAGAACCTCACGGGCGGTGGCGCGTTCAAAGGGCGCCTCAATCTTTCCCATGCCGAAACCAGTCTGCCCGGTTTTCCATGCCTGCGCCGCATTGGCCATGGCCTGCCTGAAGCTGCCAAGGTAGCCGACCATAAATTCATTGGCCTCACGGAAAGCAATATCACCTTGCGCCGCCATGCCATAGCGTTCTGCGCCCAGCGTCAGGCCGGTCAGCACGTTGCTGCTGACGTTGACCACGTGCGTGCGCGGGCTGGTCAGCAGGCCCAGCTGCCACGCTTCCTGCAATGCCTTGCCGGTGCGGGCCAGTGCGCCACCACGGGCCACTTGGTTAATCTGGTCGGTGGTCATTTTGCCCGCCTGGCTCAGCAGCGTCAGGCGTTTTGCAAGGTCTTGCGTGGCTTCAACCCCGCCGAAATTGTCAAGGGCTTCCTCAATGCCGCGCAGGCGGTCAAGGTTGCCACCGCCAACGGGGATTGACCATGCACGCAGGGCACGCGCTGCCTCTGCGCGGGCGCCCAGCAGGTCTTGCTGCACGGCATGGTGAATGGCCAGCATACGGCGAAACACATACTGGTCGTAGCTGCTGGCCGTGCTTTCACCGGCCTTGCGGGCTGCCTCAACCAGCTTGTCAGTGGCGTCATAATACAGCTTGCGGGCGGCAATGGTCTGGGAGTCGTTGAGCGTACCGCCCACGCGGCGCTGCATGAGGGTGCTGAAGCCGTCAACGTCATCGGCGTTGGCAAGCAGCTGCTCATCCGTCACGGCGCCACGGCGGGCCTTTACCACGTCTTTGCCAAGGCGCGGGTCGTTGGCCAGCTCTTGCATGGCCCGCTTAATGTCGTCAGGCCCTTCAATGCGGGCAAAGTTAATCATTATGTCGCCCTCAAGGTCAGACTTGGCGGCGTCAATCACTGCGCCGGGCGTAGTTTTTTCAGTGGCCTTGGCGGCACGGCTCAGCTTTTTCACAGCTGCAGTGCCTGCATCGTCAGCCACCTGCGCGGGCTTGGCCTCACGGGGAATGAGCAGGCGCGGGTCGTCAACGTCACCCAGCGTATTCAGGGCTGATTTTTGGAAAGTCTCACCTGTCTGGGCGCTCAGCGGCAGGTTTTCTAGGTCGTCAGGGGTCAGCCCGCCCGCCTTCATTTCACGCACAGCGGCCTTGCCGCGTTTCATCAGGGCAACACCCCGGAAAAGAACCTCACCAGCCAGCCCAAGGCCCGCGCCTTCAATGGCCTGTTTCAGCTTACCCTCTGCAAAGCCGTCATCGTCACGCGCCTGCAGATATTCTGTAACCGGGTTTTGCAGGGCGGGCACCTGCTGTATGACGTTTGAAAGGCGCTGCTCATGCTGGTCAAACGCCAGCAGGTCTGCCAGCGTGCCCTTGCCTACGCTCTGCGCAACCTTGCCCGCCGTGGTGGTGGCCTCAGCCACCTTGCCCAGCTTGGCCAGTTTATCAACGCCCTTTAGGCCCACGGCAAACTGCGTGACGCCTTCAATCAGCTTGCCGGTCACGGTTGGTATGGCAGGCTCATTGGGCACCGGCAGCTGCGGAGCGCCGGAAACCGTACCCTCAGGCAGGGCCTCTTTGCCAGCCTCTGTGCGTTTTTTATTGATACGCTTTTCAAGGCGCTGCTCTTTGGTGCCCGTTGTAACAACGCTGGGCATACCCAAGTCGCCTTGCTCATTCATAAGCGTAACGGCAGGTATGAGGTCTGTGACCCCTTCCAAAAAGCCGATCATGGAATTGACGCCCTTGATTGCGCCGCGTGCCATTGAGCGCGGTGACTGCATAACGCCCAGCGTCACGTCCTTGCCAATCTTGCCAGCCATGCCGGGCTGGCCTTCATCCATGGCGGCCTGCTGCGTCTGCTGCTGGGCCATGGTTGGTGTCTCAAGACCCTGCTGATTTTGCACGCCCTTGAAATAATCACGCGCATCATCGGCCTGCGCCTTTTGAAAGTGCGCGGCATAGTCACTGTCAAAGTTGGCCATGTCTTGCTGCAGGGCCTTCAGGGCTGCTGTGTTGTCAGTCTGTTCGGCCATTACCTAACGCCTCCAGTTTTGGGTTGCTGTGCTGCCTTAACTTCCCGATCATACAGCATAAGCCACTCTTTGGCCTGTATTAACTCTTGGTCATCGTCTGGCCATTCATCAGGGTTGGCGCCATATTTGACGGTGAAATGGTTGGCAACGCCTTGCTGCAGGCGACCTAATGTCTCTGGCGTCTTTGGCCCGCTCATCAAGCTAGGCGCAATGAATGACGGCGCCATTGCTGCCGAATCCAGCAGGCTGTCCATGCCGGTGCGGGCGGCAATGCCCTGCAAGGTGCTGCGGTAGTACGGCTCAAACTCTTCCACTGTGGGCGGGCGCTGGTTTTTTTCAATAAACTGCGTGTACTGGCGCTGCAGCAGGATAGGGCCGTTGGCCAGCTCAGCCGCCGCCAAGCCTTCCATGACTTTATTGACGCCGCCGAAAGCGGTCTGAAACTTGTTGGTGTAAAAGCTCAGGGCATTGTCAGCAGGCCCCTGTGTTTGCCTGTAAATGGTCTGCGCTTGGTTGAGGGTGTCGACGCTGATTTGACGGTTTTGCACCGCGCTCACGCCCAGCTGCTGAGGGTCACGCCCTTGCATAGCTTGCAGCAGCACGGTCTGCTTGACCGCGCCATCCTCTGCCACCGGGTCGCCGGAAATAATTGATTGCCGCAGGGCAAAATATTCACGCTCTTTGCCGCCGCGCACAAATACGTTGCGATTCATATCAAGCGTTTGCAGCGCCTTGTCATAGCGCAGAGGGTCAGGCGGCCCCATCAAATTAGGGTCGCCCTGCAATGTGGTCATAACATCGGCATAGGCTTGGTCAGCCAGCTGCGTATAGGCCCGCTCTTCCATGGCGTAGGCCTGATTTTCAATGCTGATTTTGTCACGCAGCAGACCCATAACCGCATTGTCAGCCTTGCTGCGGGCGCTGGCGGGCATGGAGTCGCGCATATTCACAGTCTGCATTTGCCCGTTTTCATCAGGCAGCTGCACATTGACGTTGCCATCGAGCCAGTCACTGGCAGCCTGCAGCTTATTGGGCTGACTGTTCAGCCAGGCGCGAGCCATGGTTTCATAGGTGGCGTCCCGCATACCAAACATAAAGCTGGCACGCTGGGCAGGGCTGACATACGGAGTGCCATCGGGGCCGGTCTGGCCCAGAATGGTCTGGCCGCGCAGCATCAGCTCTTGCAGGCGGCGCCCGGCACTTTCCTGCGTGGCAGCGTCACCGCTGAAATAATCAAGGGCCACCTGCTCTGTTTCCGTTTGCAGGCCGTCCATGGCAAGGTAAGTTTCATATGCGCCCTGCTCTGTGATAATGGCATTGCGCTTGCTGGTAGCGCGGGAAACGGCGGCGAGGCCGTGCTCTGTCAGCTGCAGCTCAAAGCGTGCCCGCAGCTCAGGGTCGTAAACCTCTTCAAGGAATTTTTCTTGAAACCCCTCAAGCGCCGTCTGCAGATTGTCAGGATCTGCGCTGTTTTCCTGCTCAATGCGGCTCAGCTCTTTGGCAATGGTGGTTTGGCCGCGCAGGTATGCGTTATTAACGGCCCGGTCTTCCATGTCCTTGGCCTGTTTTAGCATTAGGTCAGATTGCCGCTGCATCAGCTTGACGCCGCCCTCGCTGAATTGCGTTTGCGGAATCCTGCCGGAAATTGTCAGCTGGCGCTCATATGTCTTTACGTCACGGGCCATGATTAAATGCCCTCCAGCAGGCTTTGCACGGGGCGGTAAGAGGCAATAGAGCTGAGCGCCTCAACGCGGCCAGCCGTCTTGGCGGCCTTGCCCTCAGCGCGGAATTGTGAGGCCTGCAGACGGTCAGAGGCGGCGCCCATTTCAGCGCCAAACATGGCGGTATCAATATCGTCCTGCGCGTTCTTTTTGCTGCTTTCTGCAGCGGCGGCGGCACTGCCCTCGCCCTGCAACACGCCGCGTGCGGCAAAGGTGGCGTTCTGGCTGGCAAGGTCACGGTCAAGCTGGTTTTTAATGTTAAGCGCCTGCTGGCGTCCCTTCAGGCCTTCCATGCGGGCATTAAGCTCTGATTGCTGGGCCTGCAGGTTGAGGATTCGCTGCTGCATATTGCCCGCCTGCATCTGGCCAAACGCACCTGCGCCGGTCAGAATACCGCTGAGAAGGCTGCCACCGCCAATGCTGCCAATGCCTGCGGCAATGCTACCAGCTGCCGGGGCAAACACCCCGCCAGCACCAAGCAGCCCCACGGTGCTTGCGCCCGCCGTACTGCTCAACAACGCTGATCCAACAATAGCCTCCATCAGACATTCACCCTTTTTGAAAGTGCCAGCAGTGTCATGGGCAGCGGGTCGTCTTGCGTGATTTCAACCTGCCCCCCTTCCGTCCAGCCGCGCCAGCCCTTGATTTCTTTAACACCCGTGTAGCGGGTAGGTACAACATCAAGAGGGCTACCGCCTGAGGACGGCCCAAAACCCCGGAAAGAAACGGTTTTGCCGTTCACTTTTATGCCCGCAGTTTCAGACAATCTTAATATAACTTGGCTGATATTGACAGGCATACCAATGACGCTGCCCACCTGCGGATTTTCCACCGGCAAGTCCTTCACGCGGGGCGCAAAGTTAAGGCCAACCTCAAGGCTGTCCTCAGCGTCACGGCTGATTGTAAAATCGCCGTCAGCGTCAGGCGTCACGTTATCCATGACCGCGCCATCGGCAAGCACGCGGCACTCTTCACCCACCAGCTGCGGCACGTTAAAGCTGTCAGTGGGCAGGCCTGTGGTAAAGCGGGTGCTTGCGTCTGTGTAGTGGTCGCCGTTGAAGCGTTCAAGATATTGCACGTCTGCGCCGTCAATTTCCCGCTCAATGACAAAGTACATATCCTCAACGTCAGCCGTGCAGTTTTTGAAGCTGCCCGCCGTTTCCTGTTTGGTGAAAGCCGCAATGCCCTGTGAGCGCAGCACGTTCACAACCGTCAGGCTGCCGTCACCAAGCACCATGAGCAGGTAGGCGCCATCCTCTGTGTTGGTGGCGCGGCGCAGGCTGAAGTCAACCGGGCTGTCGACCAAGTGGCTGCTGATAATGCTGACCAGATTATTGCCATAGGCCTGCTGCGAGTCGTCATAAATAAACTCTTGCACAGACTTACCGCCACGCTGCACATACATGACCCCGCCCTCGGTTTCCTGCGGGCGCAGGTACTGTGCGCTGCCCACACGGCTCTGGCGGGCCACTGTGACGTTGGCCGGTGTAATAGGGTCGCCAAAGGGCTGCGGAATGATAAACTCGCCACCGCTGGTGAAAACCATGAGGCTGCGGCCTGGGTAAATGGCCTCAATGTTGTTGTACCCCTCAAAGCTGAGCGGGCCAATGGCCTCATCGTCTTGGGCTGTGCCAAAATTGTAATCAAAGAGCTGATTGACCTTTGAGCCGTACACCACTGTGGGGCGGCTCTTGCCACCGTCAATCCAGATACGGCCCTGATAAAGACCGGCGTGGCGTGGGTAGCCGCGTGTGGCAGACCATACAGGCTCGCGCAGTGTCCAGTCACCAGCCGCGCTTGCGCCCGTGCCGGAAAAGGCATCAATCACCGTGACGGTCACAGAGGTGCCGCTGCTGTAAGCGGTAATGCGGCCCCAGCCGTCATTGAAATGCACCGTCCAGCCCACCATGGCTGCGGTGAAAACAGATACGCTGGCTGTCACCGTGGCCGTGCCGGTGGTGGCGCTGGCTGTCATTGTGCCCGTGGGTGTCACCGCGCCAAAATCAAACGTGGGTATGTTGGTATAGGCCACGCTGCTGACCGTCCATGTGTCATTATCTGACCCGCGCACAATGCTCTTGGTCAGCACGTCCTCATTATAAACGAGAAGGGTGTCAGCGTTCTGCAGCCAGTCAAGGTATGGGATTCTGGCGTGCGTATAGTCAGCGACTCGCAGGTCAATCAGGTAAACGCCGTTTTGGTACACAGCAATGTTTTTGTCACTGACCAGAAAAACGTAGGTTTGAAATACGTTAAATTCAAAGTTAATCAGCTTGGTGTTGGAAAGTGCGCCCTCTGTGTAAAGCAGCATATCATCCAGCTCAACGCGGCGCGTTCCAAGGTCTGTGGTGCCTACGCGCACCAGCCTGATATAGCGCCAGCTGCCATGGATTCGGCGGCTGAAATTCTTGCCCACCTCTGTGATTTCAAGGGCCGTGCCCTTGGTCGTCCAGTTGGTATCGTCATTGCTGACCTGTATGAAAAACTCATCACTGCTGCCGCTTGCGCTCAGCTTCAGGTCGTACAGGTACACAACACCCATGGCCACGGCGCTGCCCATATCATAGCGCAGCACCACGTAATTGTTGGTGGTGCTGATATTGGTGGTTGTCAGTACGGTGTTGGCCGGGTTGTCGTCATAGCCGTTGGCAGCCGTGCCACCATTGGGGGCTGTGGCTGCGCTGACGCTGCCCAATGTCAGCTGGCCCAGCACGCGGCCAATAAACTCAAGACCGGGGCGGCGGCGCACGCCACCCTGCGGCAGCGTGAAGACGTTGCGCAGAAACTCACCGGCGCCATAATACTGGTCAACGTCAACCCGGCCAATCATGAGCGGGTCAATTTCACCTTGCGTAAAGCGCGTCTGCAGGGTCTTAAAACGCGGCATTAAGAAAACCTCGCCTCAATCAGTGGGCTGCTGTTAATCTGCTCAGGCGGTTTTTGCATGGCGTCAATCTTGCACGCCACGCCAAACTTGCCGCCCTGCTCATTCTCATTGGCCAAGCCCCATGCCAGCTGCTGGTATTTCTGGGCAATGTCAGGCTGGTCTGTGACCGTCATGGCCGTCAGGGCCGCCCAGGCGTGAATGGCAAAATGCACAAAGTAGCCGGGCCAAAATTCCTCGCTGGCATAAATGGTGTACTCAGCGTAAAGCGTGGCGTAATTGCTGAAAACGCGGCGCTGCCCTTCAGGGCCTTGAATGTCATATTGCGTAATGGGCTTTGCGCCCACCGCATCACTGTCATACAGCGCCCAGAGGCGCTGGGCCTCACCGGGCAGAATATGGCTGTACTGAAACTCGTTGACCGGCGCCGTGCTGTCTTGATTGAGGCGGCGCTTTTTGGTGGCAAACGACCACGGGTAGCGGGTCAGAATATCAAGCACAAAGTCAGGGTAAAAGAGCGCGGCAATGTCTGCCTCATTGGTGCCCTCATCAAAGCTGGCCACGCTGTCTGCGCGGAGTAGCCCAAAGCCTTGGCTTGCAATGTCTTCACGTGAATTGGCCATTTCCTGCCCCCTTTGTAAGGGCGGCGCCGAGTCGCAAAACCCGGCGCCGCGCCTGTTAATCTAAGCTGGGCCGCCTTAGTCGGAGTCGGTTTCCGTCAGGTCGGTTTCGTTGGAAACGTCAATGTCCCCGCTGGCCTTGCTCAGCACAATGTGCGTGCCGTAAGAGCTGACAGTGCCGCCAGCGCCAATGGCTGTGGCCCATGTCACGCGGTGGATAACGTCACCAACCTCAAGCAGGTGGTACGCGCCGCCATAAGCGGCAGACCCCCTGAAGTAGTTGGCGCCATCAACGTCAGTTGCCGCATCCAGCGTGGCATAGCTGAAATGCTGCGGGGCTTTTCCACGCCGGGAATTGCCGCCAAGAGGTGAGAAGTTGTTAATGTCAAAAGCCATGTTGGCCTCCTGTTTTTGGGTTGTGGGTTTTTAAGCCCGGTCAGTCTCAAGTCAGAGGGGCGGGGTTTCCCCCGCCCGGCTCTTACGATTCGTAGGTCAGCAGGTCAAACACGCCATCGGTGTCAACGGTCACGGCGCCTGCCTTGAACATTGCATTGATAAGCGTGCTGGTCTTTTCAGGAATCCAGTTGACGTCCGTGCGGATGTCAATGCCAATGGCCAGGCCAACCGCGTCTTTGTGGTAAGCAAAGTTGTTGCGGATGTTGTTGGCCACGGGAATCCCGCCCTCGTCACGCGCTTCAATCATGTGAATGTCAAAGCCAGCGTAGCGTTTCAGGGTGCCCTCAAGCAGCGGGCGCAGAATGTTGAAGTCCCCGGAGTTGACTTCCGTTTCACCCAGCGCCTGCTCAATAGCACGGGCAGAGCAAGCAATATGGCGGTCAGCAGCCGGTACACCTGCATCGTCCATCAGGCGCTTGGCCCGCAGGAATTTTGCAAGGTTCAGGCCGGTGTTGGTGCCGCCAACGTCTTGGCTGATTTGCGTGCTGTTGGCAGAGGCTGCCATTGCATCGATAATCATTTGGTCAAGGCGGCGGCCAATGGCCATAACTGCCGTGTCAACCAGCTCTTGGCGCTCATCAAAGCTCAAGGTGGCAAGGTCATACACGTCAGAGTAATCTGCCGCGTTCCAGTCGGTGAGCGTGGCAGTCGCCTTTTGGTGCTGCACGTTCATCGGGGTCACGTCAGATTGCGGAATCCGGGGCGTAGCAACGCCTTTACGGATCTTGGGGAAAACGTGGGTGCTGCCAACAACGCCGGTTTTCACACGGACGGTGCCACGCAGCAAGGAGCCATTCTGATACTGCTTTTTGACCTGCGTATCAAAACTGGTAATTGCGTTGGTTGAAGCTGAAGTCGTCATGACTTTCTCCTACATTGGGTTGTTAAAGGGGTTCTCTGGTTCTCACGAGAGGGCCACTTAGCCAATGCGGGCCTGCTGTGCGCAGGGAGGGCCGCTGGTATGCGGGTCGTGTCAGTCAAGGGCATTGTGCCATAAAAAAAGCCACCCTGTAAAGAGCGGCTTTTTCACACAGAGTACACAGAGGCTTTAAGCTGTGATTTGTAGCTTGTCCGGGCGCCCCGCACGGCGGCGCTTGTCATACAGCTCATCCACCTTGCGCTGGTCTTCGGCGCTTTTGACTTTGGCCTGCAGCTCAGCAATCTCATTGTCAGACGGCAGCCCATCGTCACTGAAGTCCATGGGCAGGGCATTGCCACCACCGGCCAGCGCCCGCAGCTTATTCAGCACGCGCACCTGATCGCCAGTAACGGCCATGCTCTTGAAGGCGGCAAGATCTTGCTCAGAAAACTGGCCAGAGGATTTAAGCTCACGGCCCCATGTTTCCACGGCCTTAATGACCTGCACGGCGTTGGTGCCAATCTTGGCGTACTCAACCTTGCGCACCTCAGCCTTTTGCTCTTCCGTCATTTCTGCCGGGCCGTCTTTTTGCAGCTTCTCAATGTGGTCAGCCAGAAAGTCAGTGAGCTTGCCCATGAATTTACCGTAAGTTTCCTTGGGTATTTTCAGCTCATGGGCGATTTTCTGGGCTTCAGCCAGCAGCGGGTCGTCTGATTTAATCAGCGCCTTGCCTTTGTCACCGGCGTCAACCGTGTACTCCTTGGCGTCTTTGGGCGGCTTGCCCTCACCTTTGGCCAGCTTGTCACGCAGGCCTTTGGCGCGGTTTTCCGCGTCCTGCCATTTTTTGAAAAGCACGTCAGACTTGGGTTTATTTTCCTTTTCGTCCCACGCATCATCGGGGAAACCTTCAGGCTTGCCCTTGCTGAAGTCAACCGGCTGGCCGTCACCGGCACTGCCGTCATCGCCTTCAACATCATCAAGCAGCGAGTCGCTGCCGCCTTCATTGCCTGAGCCTGATTCGGCACCGGCCTTTTGGCCGCCATTATCAGCGCCGCCGCCTTGGTTTCCTGCGGGTTGGCCACCTGATTCGGCGCCCGCGCCTGGCTGACCACCGCCACCGCCGCCTGAGCCGCCGCCATCAGCGCCAGCCTCTTGCATGGGGAAATGTGAAACGCCAGAAAGTAGTTTAAGCATGGGTGTCTCCTTGTGAGGGGTTTGGGTTAGCTGGCTTGGGCAATAACGTCAATGTCAGCGCCCGTGCCGCCAGACTGGCTGGGGCGAATATAAAGCGGGTGCTCTTTGACCTCTTTGAAAAGCGCAGTCGTTGTGCGGCTCAGCGCGGTGCTGGCCGTGTCTTTTTCCGTCAGCGTAAACCAGACCGCATTGTCGGGGTCTGTTTCTGCCACCGGGTCAATACTGCCCTGCATGACCGTGGTGCTGCCGCCGTGCGTATTACCGCCCTGCGTGCCCATTTGTACGGTCAGATTGTTGTAATGTGGCAGCTTGACCACGCTGCCCACGTCTGCGCCTGCCATTGCGGGCCAGAGGTGTACGGAGCGGCCCGGCGTGCCGGGGTTCAATTTCTGTGCGGTTACAAGTGCCATGGTTACTGTCCTCCTGTCATAAGGTCGTGTAAATCTTCAGGCGTTTTCACTTTTTTTGCAAGCTCAAGCCTGTTTTCAATATCACGCACAAGGGCGTTTTGCCCTTCCCGTGCGTAGGCGTGCGCGTTGGCCGCCTCAATGCTGTGCTGCTGGGCAAGGCTGGGCATCCATGCCGCGCTTTCAATGGTTGCCGCACGCAGCCTGGCCAGCTCTTTCTGACCGGCAGGCGTGCTGTATGTCTGGGCGGTGTGCATGATGGAGTCGAAGTAATCACGCAGCTTGGCCTTGAAAAAGGCTTCAGCGGCTTCAGGGTCTTGTTTACCCATGAAGCCAAGCGGATCTGTAAAGGCGTCAGACTGCTGCATTTGCGGGCGCTCCTTGTGCGGGTGCTTGTTGTGCGGCCATCTGCTGGGCCGCAATATTGGCAATCATGGTTTGAAGGTTTTGCGCATCGTCCGGGTCGCGCAGCAGACCAGCAGGGGCGCCGGTCTTTTCCGTCAACCACTGCGGCAGCTTTTCCACTTCCCATGCCGTCAGCACCAGCTGCGGGTTTACGCCGCCCACAATCTGCATGGCGTTGACCAGCTTTTGCACGTCTTCCATGGCTTGTGTCTGGGCAATCGGGCTGACCACCTGCACCTGCACAAAGAAGTTATCAATCGCAAAGCCTTCAGGCAGCTGCAGCAGGCCCTTTTTGTTGAGAATGGCAATGATACGCTTGAAAAGCGGCTGCACAAACTCAAACATGGCGCGGCCATAGGCCGACCCAATATTGACCTGAAACTCCTTAATGCGCTGGGAAATTTCAAAGGCGGTCTTGGGCTGCGGCGTTTCTGGCGGCAGGCGGTTGTCAAGCATGACCTTGCGGATGGAATCCTGCAGGTCACGCACCAGAAAGTCCTGCATTTGAAAGTCACCGTTACGCGGCAGGGCTGCAATGCTGGGGCCATTGGGGCCGCCGTTGCGCTCAACGGGTATGAAGCTGCCGGGGTTGAGGGTGGCGGTATTGGGGTTGAAAGCCCCGCCGCTGGCTACCGTGTAAACGCCGAAAATATTCAGCGCGGCACTGCGCAGCATATACTCTTTCACCTTGTTCAAGGTCTTCACGTCAAGCAGAGCCAGCACAAACGGGCCAATGCCCCACGCATAGCCGGGAATTTTCAGCCAGCGCGGCGTGAAACAAATTTCCTCAGCGTACTCACGGTGCAGCAGGCGGTGTTTGCTTTTTTCGTGGATAACTTCATAGTGCCATACAAACTGCTCATAGTCATAATAGCAGGCCTCAATCAGCTCAACCTCTTCATCCGGCTTGTCTTTGACGCAGGTTTCAAGGTCGTTGTTGAGTTTGCAGCCTGGGTACGTGCTCTTGAGCAGGCGGGCTTTCACCTTGTGCTGACGGAAACGCGAATCCACTGAGCCAAAGCGTCCCTCAACCAGACCCATTTGGCTCATGGGCGTGGCAATAAAATTGAGCGGCTGGTTTTCATCACCCTCAAAAAGCCAGAGGCTGCCGGTGCCAATGCCCCAATCAAAGTACATTTCAGCCGAGGCGGTGGCAAAGTTGCTGGCGTTGAGGTAGGCAAAAATCAGGTCGGTCAGCTTGCTCAGCTCTTTGTTGAGCTTGGCCCGCTGCTTTTCAGGAATACCCGGCCCGGCCTTCAGCTCAGCCCAGCGGGTAAAGACAGGCGTGAAATTGGCCTGCATGGTGTTGACAAAGTTGGCCCCGGCGATCATGGCCGTGCTGTCATACTGCTTGCTGGGCTTGTTGAAAGACCCGCTGCCGCTGGCGCCATTGTTCTGGCCCTGCCCGCTGAAGGTGTTGCGGTATGGCTGCATATATTCATAGCAGTCCTCAAAGGTCTGCCGGTTCATATCCCGGTCAGAAAACCCTTTTTTGGCGCGGTCAAGCAGCCTTTCTATGTCCAGCTGTGCCATATCAGATTAACCCAGCGTAGTGCGGCGGCCACTGTCAACCGGCTCAACACCTGTTTCAAGACCAGAAAGCAGCGACTCGCCAGAGGCGCGGCCAGTGCGGGCACGCTGGTTGGCGGCCTCTTTCTTTTTGCGCTCTTCCTCTTCACGGGCGATTTTGTCTTCCTGCTCTTTCAGCAGCTGCTCTTGGCGCTGTATGGCTGACGTATCAACCTTGGGCGCACCACCCCCAAAAATCTTTGCTACCTTAGACATTCTTGCCCCCTTTGCATAAAAATGAGCCTACCACGTTGAAGCCTTTGCGCCTGAGCAGCGCGGTAAATGCTCTTTCATTCGCACCGGCGTCATTAAAGCCAGCGGTGCTGGACGCATAGAACATTTTGGCCCCCTTATCTTTGCACAGGTCAAGCGAATAATCCAGCAGCCCATTTGCAAGCTGTGCATTGCGGTGGTCTGGGCGCACGTAAAAAAGCACCATCAGGGCCATAAGCTCAACCGTCCACGGGTTTTCAAGCTGCCAGAAACTGAAGCCTGCGGGCATACCGCGCTCAGTCTCAGCCAGCACCATGACAAAGTTTTCATTGCTGAGCATATAGGCCAGGCTGCTGTAAATGCGCTCACTGCTCAGCTGCAGCCCATGCCAGTTGGATTCGGCAAAGAAGTCACGCCCGGCATGGGCAATGGCGGCAATGTCTTCAGGCGTTGCCTGCTTGATTTTGTACGTATGGGACATAAGGCTTGACCACTGAGGTGAGGGGGTTGCGCAGCAGGTGGCGGTAAACGCCAAACGGGGTGAGGGTCATGGTCTTCAGGCCCAGCACGGCCTTGACCATGGTGACGCAGGTATAAAAACCGCGTGGCACAAAATTGAAAATACGCCGGTAATCGGCAATGTAGCCCAGCACAGCTGTGGCGTGCGGGCTGACGCCAAGCAGGTAATCGTCAATAGGGGTTTCAGTGAACTGTACCGCCACGCCCCACTTGAGCGGGTCAATCAGCATGGCGTTGCCGTCAGGGGCTTCACGCACAAGGTACAGGTGGGAAAATTCAGGCTTCAGCAGCCAGTGCCAGAAATAGCAGCGTGGTACGCGGCGCTTTGAAAACACCACGTACCACTGCTGTATTTCATCAAAGTATTGGGGCTGCACTTAGTTTACGTCAGTCCAGATACCATTGCCGCCGCCTACCTGTGCCCAGCGGTCTGCGCCAATGGCCTCAAGCGTGATCGAGCCGCCAATGTCAGTGCAGCGAATCGCGTCACCGGCTGAGGGGCTGAGCGTGACCACGCCGGTGGTGCCGTTGGTTGTGGAAACCGGGCCAATCACGTCCGTGCCGTCTGCGGGGTTTACGTCAAAGTCGTCTGCTGTGCCGCACACAAACGTATAACGGCAGCCCAGAGCTGTTGAGGCTTCAGGCAGCGTGATAACGTCAGCACTGTTTGAGACAAAGGTGCTGCCGCACTGTGCCAGCGTGGCCGATGTGGTTGTTGAGGCGACCTGTGCCTGTATCACTTGGCCAACGGGGCGGGTTTTCCACTTGTCATCGCTGGCGTCAAAAACCGGCTCAACGTCACCAGAGGCCGGGGCGCCGGTGAAGGTCTGAAAGTTTTTGGTGTTTTTGGTGGCAAGGTCAAGGCCGTCAGCGTGTGCCAACGGGCCAAACAGGGAAAGCGTGGCCACCATGGCCAGCGCAGTAAGCAAGAGGGAAAAGCGTTTCATGGGAGTCTCCTTCAGAGGGTTGGTTAGAGTCGTGCACGCGCTTAGATTAACCGAAAGGCGACCAGCTGTCCACGTTGGCTTGAATGGGGCCGGTCATGCCGGGGCGCAGCTGCGGGTTGTCAGGCACCACCTCAGCAAAGGTGAGCACAAACGAGTCGCCGGTGTCAGGGCTGTACTGCAGGCGCTTCTTAAATTCTGCCTTTGGCTCCATGCGCAGCTGGCTGTTGTTGTGCCACTTGTGCTTACGGCCTGAGATTTCAGACTGTATGGCAGCCGCGCTTTTTTCATCACAGGAAATGCTGACCGGCCCGCCGTCAAACCACTCTTTGGCACGCCTGAACATTTCATCCACGTACCTGTAATTGTTATCAGGGTCGGCTGCGGCCCCGCCAAAGTTGACCTTGCTGATAATATGACCATAGCCCATGTCCAGCAGGCAGCCATAGACCGCAATGCCCAGCCCGCCCACGTCAATGTTGACGCGCATGGGCTTGTATTTCTCAATGTCTTGAGCCAGGCGCCGGGCGCTTTCATGCGGGTACATGGCCGGGTAAGTCTCAACCTTGGGCACGTTGCGGCCTTTGCGGTGGCAGACGCGGAACTTGTCACCGCCCAGAGCTGCCGGGTCGACCCCGAATATCAGCGGCGCGGTGGTGTGAATGGCCGGGGTGTTGCGGGCCTTGCGAATCGTCAGCGCCTTGATATAGGCGTCCGGGTTGGCGGCAGCGAAAGCCTCTTCAGGCGTGAAGGGGTACTCACGCATGAATCGGGCGACCTCACCCGTAAACTCAGCAATCTTGGCGCGGCGCCACACCATGTGCTCAAGCGTCAGGCCATCAGCTGCAAACAGGTCATAATATTCCTGTTCGCTGGTGTATTCCTCATCCTCTTTGGGCTGCTCAAGAGCAAACTCTGCGGGCACCGGGCGCTTGTATTCATCTTGCCAGTACCACGGCACAAATATCAGCTCAAAGTCACCAATGCCAGCCAGCGCCTGCATACAGGCCAAGTGGAAATAGTCACCCTCACCGTTGGCCGTGCTTTCAAGAATAATCTCAGTGTCAGGCAGGTCTGCCACGGTCTGCAAGATCCCGCTGGCGTGCTCATTGGCATTGGGGCTATATGCCACCTCTGACCAGTGCACCTGCTGAAACGTCTTTGACCGGCCAAGGCCTTTGGTGCCTGCTGTGCCCACCTTGTAACCAGACTTGAGCAGCGGGAAAAGCAGCTCATTGTGGTTGCGGGCGCCCAGCTCTGGCCGGAATGTGGGGTCGCTCAGGTCATAATAGTTTTGCACCATGGCATACAGGCTGCTGCTGGCCTCAGTGTCATGGGCAAAAATGAAAGTCAGGCGGCCCTCACGGCTCACGGTCTTGTGGTAATACCGGCCACCCACATACGTGCTGCAGCCCTGCTGACGGCCCTTGAGCACCAGCTTGCGCACTTTGCCGGTGCGCCGTTTCTGGTCTTCAATCTGGTCATGTATGTAAAGCTGCGCCCGGTTGAGAATGAGCGGCACGGGCACGCCGCCGCCCTTGGGCATAATGCGGAGTTGGTGCTCAGCAAAATATGGCAGGTCGGTCAGCAGCCGTGCTTTGATTGCGTCACTCAATGCCAAGCCTTTCAGGCGCGAATGGCACCGGCTCAAAGTGGTCTTTGCCCTCTGCGTCTTTCACCATGCGCCATACACCGCCTGCCGTGGCGCAGTAAACCGTGCCTCTAAATTCAAGCAGGCCGACCACGGGTTCAGGGGAATAGGCAACCAGCTCCATGCCGGGGCGCGGCACCTTGGGCTTGTACTGCTCAAGGTCTTTGCGGCCATACAGAGCTGGCTGACATTCAGAGCAGCCATTTGTGCAATGTGGGCACTCGCTCATACGCATATCAGTGCGCCTTGGTATAGCGGCCTGTCTCAGGGTCGCGCTGGTCATTGCGCTGCGCCTCTGCCAGCTGTTGCTTGAGGTTGCGTATCATATCACGCGCCTCACGCAGCTGTGACAGGTAGCCATCAGCGCCTTGGTTGGTTGCCTTCAGCTCAGCCTCATAGTTGGCCTTGTTCTGCTCAAAGCGTGCGCGTGTGACCAGCGGCCAGCGGTAACGGTCAAGCAGTTTGCGCAGTTTCATGTTGAAAGTCATGGTGTTCTCCTTGTGGGTTGTGGAAAAGGTCAGGCTGTGCGTAGGCGTCTTTGATACGCTTGAGCGCAGCTTCAAAGTATTCTGCCTCAATTTCAATGCCAATGAAAGTGCGGCCCTCTTTGACGGCAGCAACGCCAGTGGTGCCGCTGCCCATGTACGGGTCGAGAATGTACTGGCCCTTGGCAAACTGCAGGCACCAGCGCATAAGCTCAACCGGCTTTTGCGTGGGGTGCTCACGGGGCACGCCCATTTCAGATTGCTTGACCATGCCATCCCAATAATGCCTGAAAATGCGCAGGGCGCCGTACTCAGAGCACCATGCGGTTTCACCGTCAGCCTGGCTGCGCTGCGGTATAATGTCACACCGCTTGTCCCATACCAGCTCGCGGCCTTTGTGCGGCAGGCGGTGGCCAAAGTGGCTGAAGCCCCAGAAAAGCTGATCGCGGCCCAGAATCCATGGGCGTGGGTCAAACTCTTGGTCGTTGCCGTGCACCGGCTTGAAATTGCGGCCCGTGGCAGCAGCAGCCTTTGTGCGCTTCACGTCTGCAAACTCAGTGAGAATGGGAATACCATAAGGCGGGTCTGTGACCACGCTGAGGTTATCAATGTTGCGCCAAGCCTCATCGAATACCATGCCGTCCTTGTGGAAAAACTGCTTGTTGTCACCCAGCACCAGCAGGTGCGGGCCAATCCGTTCAATGCGTATCATGTTGCCCCTCTGCCTCTTGCCGGGCCAGTCTCTGCACCAGCGTTTCATATTTCTCATCCACCACGCGCTGGGTTTCTGTGAACATACCCAAGCACTTGGCAATGGACTCCAGCGCCTTTTGCTTGTCATGGAATGTGACCTTGACGCCCATTTGCGTGTTTTCAATGCTGCGTATGGCTGGCCGGAAATGCGCGGGCAGGTCGTCAATGCTGCTCAGATACACAAACGGGCCGCTGACGTTCAAGAATTGTGTTACGTCAAAGAAAGCCAGCTTTTGCCATTCCTGCATGACGCGCCGGGCCAGCTCATCGTGGTTATTCAGCTGCCTGTCAAGCTCTATGGAAACGGCCCTTTGTACTTTAGGATTTTTTAATAAGGCAGTGGCGCTGGCGGCAGCGGTCATGTAGTCGTCAACCCGGTCAAGGTCATAGGCCTCAATGTACGCACGTGTGCCGTTAAAGGCTATGTCAGGGCGGGTGTAGCAGAGCACAAAGCGTTGCTGCTTTAAGGTCAGGCCCAGCCCCTTGAATTGGGGGAAGGCAGACGCCTCAAGCTCAGCCTCTTGCTGTGATAAGGACGGGGGTGCGCTGCGTTTCTTGCCCGCTTTCCCCGGCGCCTGCTGGGGCGTCCCCAATACAGCAGACTTATCTGCCGCCGCTTTCTGCTTTGGCTTCGGCTTCGCTGGGGTATTCTTTTTGGCTGGTGTTTTCTTCTTGGTCATGGCTCTGATTTTATCACAAACGATTCGGGCAGGATAGGGCCTCAGCCCCGGTAAATGTCATAAAGCACGGCGCCCAAGACAAACAGGCAGTAAATGGCCAGCAGGGCAATCACAACGGTATCAATCATGGCGCACCACCTTTATGGCCACGGGAAAGCGGCCCTGCCGCCCTTCCTTCCATTCTGTGTATTCAGCCGCGCCGCGTTTCACCAGTGCCTCAATGGTCTTGGTGCCGTAGGTCTGGCAGTGCGGAACCTTGGCCCGGTCTTCAGCACGAATCCAGAAACCGCCCGGCGCACGCACCAGCTGGCCGCCGTTGCCGGTGGCGTGCATCAGCGCGGCCTGCATTGTGGTTGAAAGCTCTGTCATATTAACCCCTTCTCATGTGCAAGCCACTCAGGCAGGCTGACCTCAACGGCCTTGCTGCCGGGCACCTCAGCAATCTCAATCTGAGAAAGAGGCAGCCACACCCACGACTCGCGGTTGTCTTCATCGTATTCACCCTGCCAAAAGGCTTGGGCTTTTCCCTTGACCATGCGCGGCTCAAGCGTCACGTCAACAATGTCAGAGCGGCCAGAGGTCATTGCGTGCCTGCCTTCCCTACCTTTTCAATAATATCCTCACGCAGCTTTGCGCCAAGGTCTGGGTTGTTTTTGCTGACCGCCTCAATGACGCTGGTGACGGTGGCAATGGTGCCGCCCAGCATGGCCATATAGGCGTAACCGGCAGCAATGCCGGGATCTACACCTTGCTTGGCCATGGTTTTCTGGGTGCGGCGCACCTTGGCCTCAAAGTATTCACTGACCATGCGGGCAGTTTCCAAGCTGATTTTGTGCGCCAGCTCACGCAGGTTGCCGTCAAGCATTTTTGGACTCCTTCAGTTGTGACCATTCAATGAGCCACCCGCTGAAGGGCAGCCCGTATTGTTTTTCAAAGAACGCGACCAGCTCTTCCCAGCTTTCAAAGCCGTCAGCCTGTGCAAAGCGGTCAAGGTGCACAGCCTCACGCAGCCGGTGAAACTGGCCGCCCTGAAAGTGCACCGTTTCAGGGTAAATGGTAAGCGGGTAAGAAATGGTGCAGACCGCGTCCGCAATCTTGCGGCAGGCTTTGGTGCGTTGCCCGGTATAGAGCTGCAGCTTGTCACCGGCCTTTGCCTTTTGGCTGCGCCGTATGGTCTGGCTCTTTTGCCCGGCCAGTATCTTTGGCACAAAGCCTGTCTGAAAGTTAATCGCAACCATTTTGCCCCTCTTCCCGCAGTGGGCTGCCGCCAAGGTCATGGCGCTTGAGGTAATCCATGGCCTGCAGCCGGGCCTTGTTGTCAGCTGGCAGCTGGCGGCAGAGCCTGTAAATCAGCAGGCTCATGTCAGTGGTGCGCCGGGTCAGCTCTTGCACCGTGGGGCCGTTGGCTGTTGGTGCTAATTCCGAACCATTGCGCGTGGCCAGGCGCTTGCTCAGCCATACATGGGCTTTACGGTTTGAGCGGGTCAGGCGTGTCTCCTTGGTCTTGACGGCCAGCCCCTTCAGCTCAAGGCCGCGCAGGCGGGCGGCAACGGTGCCAGTTTGCACGCCTGCATGGCCACGGGTTTCAAGGTATTCAGCCAGCTCATCGCCAGTCCAGCCGGAATCGTAGGCGTCAAGCACGTCAAAAATATCACGTTCCATGCTTTCCGCTGATTGCAGGCGCTCTGCCGCTGCGCGGCTGGTGTCACTGTGGGCCTGAAAGCCCGGCGTTTCTGGGTATGTCATTGCACAGCCCCCCTTGCGTTTTTCTTGACCAGCTCAGGCAGCACCTCACCAAAGACCTGCATTAGGTTTACAATGTCTTGCTCTGTGAGAATGAGCTGCACGCTGTGCGGCCCGCAATGGGCAACAAGCATGGCGGCGTGCTGGC